TGATCAGAGAGTTTGGTAGCTGGACGCACGTTAGCATTGCCCCTGAAGGCAAACAGCCTTGCAAGATGGCCTTAATCATTGAGAAAAAAGGAACCCGTCCTTATGCCCCAAAAAAATCCTAGTTTGTCGATAGGCAGGGGCGAGAAGCTACCTGTTAGCAAGGGTGCTGGTTTGACTGCGAAAGGTAGGGCCAAACTTAACCGCGAGACTGGTAGCAATCTAAAGCCTCCTGCGCCTAATCCAAGGACTAAGAAGGATGCAGGCCGCAAGGCTAGTTTCTGTGCGCGTATGGCTGGTGTATTGCGTAAGGCTAAAGGGCCAGCTACACGGGCAAAGGCGTCATTAAGAAGGTGGAACTGCCGATGAGTCATCAAGCGCAACTAGACTTTGTAGCAAGTCTGCGGTTCAAGTTTCCAGAATACTTCGTTGGCAAGAAAGTTCTGGAGGTTGGAAGCCTAAACATTAACGGTTCAATCAGACCATTCTTTGAGCAATGCACCTATGTTGGGGTTGATCTTGGCGAGGGAGCCGACGTTGATGTGGTGGCTAGAGGCGAAGACCTCACCTATGACGATGGTGATTTTGACGTTGTGGCAAGCTGTGAGTGTTTTGAGCATAACCCTGAGTGGGTGGCGACACTGAAAAACATGATCAGGATGGCGTCAGGTTTGGTATTCTTTAGCTGCGCTACCACTGGACGCAAGGAACACGGTACACGACGAACGTCGCCTTGGGATGCGCCATTCTGCGGTGACTACTACCGCAACCTGACTGAAGAAGATGTGCGGCAGGAAATAGATTTGTCAGTATTTAAGCGGTATGAGTTCAGCACTAACTCAGATTGCCATGACCTTTACTTTTGGGGGATCAAATGAAGACAGGACTATACGCAAACATCAATGCGAAACAGGAAAGAATCAAAGCGGGAAGTGGTGAGCGCATGAGAAAGCCGGGAAGTAAGGGTGCGCCCACCGATGCTGCATTCCGTAAGTCTGCCAAGACTGCACGCAAGACTAAGAGATAAGTTCTGCTGGCCTAGCCTTCCCTTCTAGGCTTTCCCCCGCCTTCCTCTGGCGGGGGTTTTTTCACTCACTCGGCAGCAAGCCACCTTCAAACAGATACGTTCCCATGTGACCTAAACGGCACCAAGGGGCAGCGTAAATCTTGCCGCCAATCTTGCGCCACTGGTGACAGAAGAAGTAATCCTCTGACAACAAACGCTTGCTCTCAGGATCAATCGGATCAAGGTAGAAGCCGTAGATTTCTTTGCCAGCCATGTAGTTCATGTCGCTAACAAAGGTCTGCGTGTGCGGCTTGAGCTTCTCAAATACCTCACGCTTGATCAGCATGAAGCCCGTGCCAATGGCTGACACTTCACACGGTTCGTCCACTGGCACCGTCACAGATGGTTCAGCGTCCAGCAGGTTGACCACAAAGCTGCCGGTAAAGTTTTGCAGGTTCTCTTCACCTTCCAGCGCTGCTTGTCTTACGGTATTCCAATTGATTTCCTTCTTTGGATAGATTCCACCTATTACGTCCTTGTCCGCTTCTAGCATACGGATGGCGTCTTCTGCCTTAAACGCAATATCTGCATCAATCCAGAATAGGTAATCTGCATCACTTTCCAAGAACTGATAGGCCATGTTGCAACGTGCGCGGGTAACAAGTGATTCATTGAACATCAGGGATACTGATGTCTTGTAACCATGCTGGCCTAGCGTACCAATCAAGTTGATCAATGACTGAGCATAGACCCCAGTGCATTGGCCTCCATACATCGGTGTACAAATAAAAATATGCTTTTGGTTTTCCATGTGATCTCCGTAAAGGTGGGGCGTGCCACAGTGACGCTGCGCCCCGCAACGCTCCTAACTACCTTCAGGCGAAGGTTCATCCTGTGGCTGATGGGGGGTTAATTCGTTACCTAACAGAGTCAGCAAGTCGGAAAGTCGGAGCATGGCTAAAGACTTATTGCCATCCTCACGCATGATGACAAGGGGAATTTGACCTATCTCGCAAGCCTTCTCTGCTTGCTCCATAAAATCATACACTGCAATCTTGCGTCTGCGTTTGCATTCAATGAGATATTTACCAAGGATCAAGTCACCTTCATCCGACACCTGATACTGCTTCAGGTTGCGGCGAATGCGTATGCCTAGCTGATCAAATATCGCATTGGCGACTTCACGTTCATAGCTTGCGCCACGCTGCCTGTTAAGTTTGCTCATGGTGGGGGTGGGGTACTCGCTGCCTCTGGCTCTATCCTTGACGATTTGTTAATCATCAAACCAGCATCCGCTTTCCCCCAAAAAAGTTAGTAGCAATTTGTGTTGCAGCTATTGCCGTAGCAGCAGGTTGTACAGGTAACACACCTACCTTGATCGCAATAGGTATTGTAAGTGCAGCTTGCCCAAACCAGTGGTGCTGTAACGGCTAACCAGAGCGCTATCAAATATTTCATGTGACCTCCATTAGAAAGGAATATCGCCATCATCTTTCCGCTTGCTAGGGAAAGGGTTTACATTGCCGGGGCCGGTACTCTCAGGCGGCACCCAAGTATCTTCTTTGATCGAGATTAGCGCACCCCCTTTCGTGTCCTTTGTCCATGCTGCCAGCTTGATTGTGTCACCCGGAGCGTAGTGTTCAGATACCTTCAGTTCACCACGCCAGTCAGGACTACTAGGCGACTTCTTATTACGGTTGCTCAGTAGCACGCCCGTACCCATCTTGCGTTCAATGTCTTGTCGATCCATGTTGCTTCTCCTTAACTAATGAATAACGTGCTATCTCTTTCTTCCCGACACGCACCGTTTGCGTCACGATAGTGTGTCCATCTTTCCTAAGTTCCTCAATGCGTGCCGCCAGCCGTAGCACGCCGTACAGTCTTAGGCTATCAAGGGCTGTAATGCCATCACCTTGCTGCAAATGATTGAGGATCATGGCTGATTGCCCCTTGCCGCTGGCTGGCTTCAACCCTTTTTTATTTGCTGATCGCAATCCTCCTTCGCCCTTTTCACGCCCTTAGTCCATACCTCGAATAGCACTGGCTTCTCAGCTTCAATCATGCCAAGCACAAAGTCATTGGCACCTTCTAGTGCTGTGATCTTTGCCAGCTTCTCAGCAGCGTTCAGCTTGCCGCTTGCCATGATGCTTGTCACCATATCCAAGTAGCCGTTGACAAACTCATCGTCGTTCGCATGGTAGGCATAGGCTTCGCTCTTTCCCGGCACCATGAAAGCCACGCCTGTGGTGGGCTTTGGTGGTGGTGCAGGTACTTCGATGGGTGCAACTGCTTGCGGTACGATCAAAGGCTCTTTACGCGCTTCCGGGATGGTTTCAACTTCAGTCTCATCAAGCATTCCGAGTCCACAATGTGCAAGAACCGACCTGCGTATTGCTTTCGTAGTCGCTTTAAGGATGGCATTAGCCAATCTCTCGCCGACAAGGGTTGAGACATCCACTGCGCCTTGATTTTCTGAAACTCTACCGTCAGCGCCCGTGCATCGGACGGAGACAATGTAAATTCCATCCACACGTTCCCGATGCGTAATCTGAGTGGAAAGTTTGTGAAGCGCACAAAGCTGTTGAGTAGCTCCTGCGTTCGCGTAGAGGATTTGTTTGCCATTGAGTGTTAGTAAATCAAAGGGTTTGGCGGCAGGATCGAGACCAACTTGGCGGCAGCGATACAAGTAATACTCTTACTTCTGATCCTCGTTCAGTCCAGACAAGTCACCACGCAACACAATGGATGATTGGATAGCAGGATCAAGTACGGCAATTGCCGACTCCCCTGCCATGTTGACTACATTACTCATGATGACCTCACTTCAAAAGGAAACGGCGTGAACCGGGTTGTTCAACCACAAACTTGTCATACATCTCTGGCATAGCGTTACGGAACAAGTCTTTGGAAAAGGATTTAGTCGATTTGCTGGCCTTCCAAGTAGCTAGGATTCGACCGTCATAGGTAGCCAGTTGGCTGGCTTCCATCATGTAGCCTTGCACTCTGGCAGCTAGGGCATCTTCCTGCGCTTCTAATACTTTGCGCTGTTCTTTGACAATCTTCAGCATCTCGCAAATGTTTTCCAATTCCTGATTGGCTAACAGGCTGTTGCCATTGTCTTCCTTGTACACAATCTTGGCAGCATCACCCATCGTTTCAGGATCAAAGTTTCTAGCCTTGATACGCCCCCAAAACTGTGCCATCTCTCTAGCGTGTAAATCCCATTGCTCTTCTGAGAAATGCTGCGGATAGTGGCAGATTTCCTGACCGCCAAAGCAGACAACCAGCACCACGTTAGGGATACGGTGGACTAAGGATTCATGCAAGCATTGAACACGGTAGCCTGTGTCAACGTCAGTTGTACCATCGTCGCCATACTTCTTGCGCTGGTGGATACCTAGATTCTTGACCTCATAGAGTGTCTGCCCATCCTCTGAAATGTAATCAAAGTGTGAGGCAAGAAAGGTATGTTGCGGGTGGTACAGAGAGTAGTCAGCATCTTTGAAATTGATGCGTTGTCTGCGTGCAAACTCTTTCATGATGGGTTCCTGCATTACTAAACCCATTTGCACAGCTTCTACGTTGGATAAGTCATCTAACGGTTTAACGCCTATCTTCTCAGCGTAAACCTCACCGCTTCTACCTTCAACGAAACGGCGTGCATCGTTAGACCACAATGCGTTATTACGCACTTCGGGTGAAAAGTCACTCATGTTTAGCCCCAATTAGTTATCGTCCTGATCCCACAATAAGACTGATAGCATCAGGACAACAATTGCTACCAGACCACCGGCACCCACTAATGCAGCGCCGATAAAAGTTATTAGTTGAAAGGTGTTCAAGGCGCACCTCTTTCGCGGATAGAAAAGGCACAGTAAGCAGCATCACGCGCATCACACACTTTCGCGCATTCCTCTCGCTCTAAGGCTGCAATTAGGTTGGCAAAGCGTTCGAGTTTATCTGCCCATACTGAACCGTAATGCTGATCGTCAAGACAGTCTGTTTCCCGCGCCATCCTCATGATGTCATCTCTCGTCATAGTTTCCTCTGGCAAGTAAACGCCTGAATGTCCACCCTGAAGGCCGCAGCAAACCTGCAATCAGCGGCTATACGGCTCTCAGTTTGAACAGCGCCAATGTAGTAGCTAATGATGAGTAGGACGATGGTAAACACCGACCTAGCCCACCAGCGATGAATAGCCTCGACGCCTTGTTTCAGCACCTTGGCGATCATGTCGCGCTCAGAAGGGGCTATCACGCATGGCCTCTTCAAACTCAAGCCTAGCCTTCTCTCTGGCAATCTGGTTGTCAGTGTGGAGAACAAAGAAACGT